TTTAGCTATTTGTAAATTCTGTCTAGCAAGGTCTGTTTGGGCTGTCATCAGGGTTTTTTGCTCGCCCATGATTTTGCTTTGAGCACCAGCCGTTTGCCCTGCCATGTAAGTTTGCGTCATCTGCATAGCAGTATTTAGAGCGATTCCAAGAGCGTTTGGTTTAACAATAGGCTGATTGATTTTAACCATGTTGCTGACGTATTGCTGACCGCTGTTTTCCAAGGCTAGTCTTGTAGCTGAGTCGTTCATGCGAGCCTGTAAGTCTAGCGACGCTTGATAAGCTGCGTTCTTTTGCTCAAAGTCTTGTATGTTGAGACCAACAGAAGTTCCGGCTACGTTGACTTCAGTTGCAGCAGTAGCGGTGGTAGAGATTGATTCTTGGATTTCTCGGTTGGCTTTGAGCTTTTCTTGAGCCATTGCGGTCTCTTCGTCTGCCTGTTGCATCCGTTCAGCTCCCATAGCCATCTGCTGTCTCTGAAGCTCGCGCATTGAAGCGGCTTGCTGGGAAGCTTTCTGCTGTTCAGCTTGCTGCTTCTGGGCTTTATACTGCATGACTCCTGCGCCAGCTTGTAAGCCCATCATAATACTCATAGTAACCGGGTCTCCGCACATATCATTTTGTTATAGTAAATTTTCTAAATAGTTCTTGGTTAATCTTTTGTGGCTCGCTGAACTCAGCTCCGCACCACTTAAGCCATTTAATACATACAAGGTTGTCAACGTGTATCCAGTTCGACACAGAACCGTAATACTCAGCAAAAGACCAAACCCACTTTCTACAGTGTTTAAGGAAGTCTCTTGAGTATATGTTAACTTGGTCTGTTCCTAGCATCCATATATAAGGCTCTTCTCCTTGACCAGCGCCGAAAATAGCCATGACTTTGTTGTCCTTTGTCACAACCGTAAAGCTAACGTCGCTGTTCTTGAAAGAAGACTCAACTGCTTTTTTAGGCTCAACACCGAAGCAAATACATTCCAACTTATCCATATCGCGCATACACTCAGAGAGTTCCTTAACGTGCTCTTCTGTGGTGATTACAATGGAATGACCTTCCGGAGTGGTTTCTACTGTGTTAGGCATAACGTCTTGAACGCTGGTGGACGAAAGACTCGAACTCTACGCTCTGTAGATTACACGGCATTGCTGTAGAGTTTTCAATAGTAATCTCTGTCTGTTGAGGGTCTGTAAGAACAGGGAACCTGAAGCTTCCTGATTCCAGCGGTATAGAACCTTCTTTAGTCTGCTGGACTACCGTAGCGTTAAACTCAGAAGTCGATGTGTCTCTTAGAAACGGAGTCACTTTGACTTTGAAGTGAGCGGTGTCCTCAAAGAAGATGACGCCTCCTCGAACCCTCATTTTACCGTCTGTTAATGTCATGTTCTGACCAGATTGAGCCTTGAACAACATTCGAGAGAAAGTGTATTTCATGTTGTAGCTTATACCCACATAGAGTTTCTCTTCGGCTCCTGTAAGCCCTCCTCCAACAAAGTTATTTTTGAATGTTACAACGGTGGTTGCGTTTACTCTGGTGGTAACAGCGTTTTGAATAAGAAGACCGTTCTTTGTATAAATCTCTAGTTCCTCGTCTTCTCCAATTAGGTATGGAATAGTGAAAGAAGGAACCGGAGCTGTAGCGTCCAAAGTAACTTCTACTCGCCTGTCTAGGAGGGTATTGTAGCCCTCAGAGTCTCTGAACTTACTTCCCAAAGGCATCTTAAGTAGGTAAGTCTGATTGACGTAAGGACTGTTGACGGACTGAACAATGTAAAGGTCTGAGTCGATGAAAGAAAGACCTCTTATGTTTCCACCGCTTAAAGTGAACTTACTCCAAGAGCTGAGAACTTTCTCATTACCTTTGAAGTAGTATTTATACATGTATATGTCATCACCATCAGTCACAGCCATAAGACTGTCTGCGCTGCTTCCAGACACAGCTACTAGACCGCCTGTGCTAGACTGTGGGATATACTGAGGGACGTGGTCTGTGATTTCGTTGGCATCGAATACGTCAGTAGTAGAGTTAACTGTAAACTCTCTTATACCAACAAACCCACTTCTAGAAAATGGGAAATAAATATAAGAACCAATAGCCACAGGCTCTACAGTTGGACTGTAGTCGTATTCAGTGATTTGGTTAAACGATACCGTCTTAGCTGTGAGAAGGTTTTCTCCACGTAAAACAAACTGACAGAAGTCAGAGAAAACAACCAAGTTATCTTGGAAGGCTACAGCAGCTCTTAGCTTAGTAACTTTGTCAGAAGAAACATTAACGTCGATTGGGTCTCCGTCGAGAAGAGAAGTTACAGAAGTGCGGTAGAAGTTGTAGCGCTGGACATCCACCTCACCGTCGTAAGAGCCGAATTTAACTTCGCTCATGCACACGGCGGAACCTGAAAGAAATCCTAAGCGTCCTTTGAACTGGAACACGCGCTCGATTGAGGAACCAACAAAAGAAGGGTCAGGGTTAGTGTATTCGTCACCAGCCTCCATTTTATCCAGAGGCATGTGATTTAACTCAAAAGTGTCCACTCCGGTGCTCTTCAAAAGAAGAGGCATTGTGTTAACGTTGATTCGGTCCTTTAAGCTTCCTCCGCTTGTCTCAAACCATCCTCCTTCTCCCAAAGCTCCTACTGCGGTCTCCGGGCTGTATCCGTTAATTAAGAACTCAACATACCTGTCGTCTTCCCCTGCGTCTACGTCTCCCTGAACAGCAATCTTAAAACGATGGGTTGCTATGTTAGGTAAGTCTGTGATTTGAGGAGTTGACTTGTAAGCGATGCCTAGCAAATCTCCAGAAGCTGAATCGTCAGCGTGAACTGTAAAACCCTCTGGACCTCTAATAATACCAATTTGACCGCCCTTTAGCTCAACGGAAAATGAAGGGTTTGAAGCTAGAGAAGGGTTGTCTAAGTATTTCGGGTTGTTTGATTCGTTTAGGTCGTCGTAAAGCCCGTTGTTGAAAAGGGTTTCTATGTATGGAACTGTGTCGTAATTGAGCGGCTTGTCGTATCTTTCGTGACCAACATCAGGGTCTCTACCAATATCTTTAACTCCCCTAGGTTCACCCTCCGGTATTGAAAGTTGGTTGATTTCTCCTTCAAAAAGATTACGTAGAATGAAATCTGACTCAGCTTGTTTTGCGTTGTTGTAGGTGTTTCCCGATACTCTTACCTGAGCGTTACCTGAGTAAGTCCAGTTTGTGTAAACCGTGTCATCAGGAGCGGTAACAGAGACTCCGTATTTACGGTCATAGTCTCCCTGCTTAACAAACACTAAAGCCTCTTTGCTCAGTGGAGAGCTGAAAGTAGTATCTTTGGTTACGGTCTTCTTGGTGTTCAGGACATAGGTAACATCACCTGTCGTGAAAAGCTTGAGGTCGTCTATCGGAACTGTAGGTGTAGAATCATCAACACCGTAAGTAAGGTAGTTTCTAGACTCTAGAATAAGCTCTGCGTTAGCTGTGTTGTTGACGGTATACTCGATTACATTTTGATAAGAACCAGTTTCGTCACCATACAAACTTATATCCGCAGCCGTAAACCTGACTCTGTCTCTGGTTGTGTTAGCTCCAACGTCGTGTATAGGGTAGGTTGTTTCTGATTTGTTTAGACCCTCGATTATACGAAGCTCACCGAGCCTAGAAGATTCCGAGCTTAAAACAGTAACTGGACAAGGCTGCGTTAAGATAGCAACTTGGTAGCCTTCGGTATCAGAAGTTAAATAAGACTTAACCAATCCTGTATAGCGCTCTGTGATTGTCGCTTGGTTTCCGGTAGTTAGGTTGTATGCCGCTATAGACTTAGTAGAGTCTGTCTTGGTATGAATGATGACTACATACCTTTCGTTATTGTCGCGCTCGATGAAATGAACTTTTGCGTTCTCATCAAGAATGGCGTCGTCAATAAGAGTCGCAACGTGCTGACAACCCGGTCGCTTTTGAAGACCGTCAACAATACTCGAAAGAGCGTTCTCCTGTTCCTCACATTGACCAACAAAGCGAACTGAGTCGGGCTGCTGTGATACACCTTGAATAAGGTTACTAACAGATGTAGTGATTAAAGGCATTAGTATATATTGTAGTTCCGGTGCATACCAATGCGACGGTATACATCCTCGCTGTCAAATATCGTCCTGTCAGAAGATTGAGAATCCAGCTCAAGGAGCCTAGCCCTAGCTTGCATTTCGTCTACTGCAATCAACGACTGAAGCTCAGAACTACCGACAACACGACCTTGGAAGATACGAGAAGCCCTGAGCGTGACGTAACGCCTAGCAACTTCAGGTAGTTCTTCCCAATCTAATTGAACGGTGAGGTCTACTTTGAATGTTTCACTGAAAAGATAAGTAAGGTCTTTTCGATTGTATAGATACAAACCACGTTGAACAACGTCCAAGTTTGTGTCCACAGAATCGACAAAAAGAGTATTTTCTGGTAAAGCCATCTTTCCAGACGGCTCGATAATAGGCTCATATCCTGTAATCGTGTTAAAGTGCCACTCTTCAGTTTGCACTTCTTTAGATACTTCTCGCAGAACATTAAGAGCTGTGCTTGCGGAAATAGGTAGCGCTGCGGTGTCAGCAAGCGAGTTTACTGGTGCTTCACCAATATGCCCTAGCATTTGGTTAACACTTTCTAGTTCGGTAGTAAGAGCCATAGGTTTATTTTATTAGCAGCGCCAACGGCGCAGGGCGAGAGCTTTGCGTGTTGGGCGACCCTTGGAGTCCTTCATAGGACCCTTAGCGCCCTTCATGCGAGCACAGAACGAGCGACGCCTAGCCGCTCTTTTTCCTTTTGGGTTCTTCTCCGTCACTGGGGCTTGAAGGTTAGAGCCTGTCTTTTTATTATAATAGTCTCTACCCTTTTGGGTAAGACCACCTTTCTTAGACTTGTGCTCTACTCGTAGATTTGCTCGTTTACGCATAGGAAAAAAAGGGGCCTCCAAAGATTACTCTAAGGAGACCCCTTAAGGGTTAGGCAATAACACTCACAGCACCTTCAGGACGAAGGATACCGTGGCCCATTGCATACTTAGCAAGCATGAGGGTAGCTTGCTTAGGAATGGAGTATTCCGATTCCACAGCAAGGTCCATCAGCTTAACAGTGCCGATAGCGGACTTGTGACCAGCAACCAGCTTAAGGGTGCTGAGTCCGTTGTCAAGATAACCAGTGCCTTCGGTGTTACCAGTAGCAACGTCGAAGGGGTTGTTCTTGGCGTTTGCATCGTCACCAGAAACATCATTAGAGGCGATGTCGCTAAGGTGGGTAGAGCTGTAGACTTTCAGACCAACAAGCTCCATAACGCGACCAGAAGCGATGCTGCCGGAACCGCCAAAGTCGCGGTTGATGGCTGCGTTGTCGCTACCAGAAAGCAGGTAGTAAAGCTCAGGGGTCAGAACCACGAAGCGGTCCTCAGCAGGGATGTCATTCTCGTCCAACTTCTGAGCGATGAGGCGGAAGGTTTGGATGAGGTTGTTAGCCGTGCTAAGGTCAGCAGGAGCACCAGAGGTGGCTCCCAAGTCAATCACGACGCCGTCGCCAGCGTCAGGGTTGGCGTAATCCACAACGCCTTGAGCGTTTGCTTGAGAAGCAGCAACGAGGGTTCGCATGGTAGCGAGGTCGAAGCGCTTGGCAAGCGCGCGGCCCAACTCAGTCGAGTAAGCAGAACGCACATCGTAGTGGTTCTTCAGCTCGTCAATGTTGGCGATTGAGGTAGCAGCAATGAGAACATCGTCAATGTTGATGATGCGCTCTTTGTGGGTGATTTTGGTAGCGTAGTCAGCTCCGTTGCCGGACTCGAATACGTCTTCACCGGGGGTGTGATACTTAGCAGTTGCTTTGCCCATGGTGGGGAACTGCGCCGACTTACCGCTCGAAATGGTCCGAATGGTATGTAGGTCCTTCATCACGTTGACTTCTTCAAACGTGGTCAGGACTTCGTTAGCGAACACCTTGAGGAACAGGGCATCTGTGTCACCAGTGCCGCCGCTTTGTCCAAGGCGTGAGGGGGTAATAAGGCCGTTTGCCATAATAATATAAGGTTTGGGTTAGGTTAGTTTTTACTACTTCATGTTGACCTTTAACAGCGCTCACTCAACAGCGTTATCCTTTCGGGCGCTCTGGTTACTAGTATGTTTATTCAACAGGAAATTCTTAATACCATTAGCTAGGGTTTTTCCTAGTTCTTCTGGCGTGGAAAACAACAAATAATCTTCTTTATTGTCTCCGAAAAATGGTTCACAGAGGGCAGCAGGAATGTCTGGATTGTTAAGAAATCCATATCCGTTGTCATAGCGATGAGCTGGCTTAATGCCTCTGTCTGTGCTTCCATAAGATTCAATCACAGAGTCCTGTAAGAAGGAAGCAAGTTTCTTACTGTGCTCGTAGCCTTGGCGATACCAAGTCTCGCTACCGCGAACCTTTGTGTTGTAACTGTTGAAATGAAGCTCAACAGCTAGGGTCGCTTTGTCATCTCTAAGTTTTCCTTTAAGAAAACCCATGGCTCCGGAGTAGGAATTAGAGCCATAGTTTTTATACACAATAGACTCAATACCAGCGTGTTGGAGAGTCTTTCTTATACCTTCTGCAACACTCACATTATACGACCATTCATTGACAGCTTTGTCGAAACTAACTGCTCCTAGGTCGCCAAAACGCGAATGTCCTACACATATACCAACAAGCTCACTTTTCTTCCAATCTAGCGGCGTATCTGAGGATTTCCGCGATGGTTTCCTTTTCTTCAGGTGAGAAAGAATGTTTCTCAAGCTTTGAAATAAAGTAAGGAATTTCACTTTTTGGTATCGTTGTGCAACCACTCGTCAATGCGTTTGTCCATGCGACTGCGGCGATTAGACTTGTAAGCTTTAATATATTCATCTCTGATTTTAAACACAGCGTCAGCTATACTTGGAAACTCAAGCATCAAAGATACAAGTATTTTAATCATTTCTTGTAAGAGACCTTAGCGCAAATCTTAGTCACGACTCTTCGCCTTTCCGACGTTCAGAGCCAACCAACTCACAACTTTACTGATACGAGAAACCCAAGCGTTGTCGCTGTCGTTTGGGGTTAGAGTAGCAATGAGACTGGCTGCTGTAACCAAACCAGTAAGGATTTGAATAATGGTTTCTGAGTTGCTGATTAACCAGCTAATTGTTTCTGTCATGTTTATTAGATGTTAGAGATTGAAAGGCGTCGCTCGATTTCTGCACGATAAGCAGGGTCAACTTCGTAGCGCTTACGACCTGTAGCGTCTCGCTCAGACATAGCAGCCATTACCTGCGCTCGACTTTCAAAGGCAGAGAAGCCAGAGCCTGTCGTTTTACCTTGAGTAAGAACTGGAGATGTTCCATTGGCGGAATCGTATTTACTCTTAAGCCAATCAATAGCAAGGGCAGCTTGCTCGTCAGTCCCAGTTTCAAGAGCTTGATTGTAAGCTTCCAGTTGAGTATCACTCAGGTTTTCAGAAGCCCAATCAGCCATGGTGTCATAAGCCTCTCGTCCGCCTACTGAATTAAGAAGAGCAGCCTCTCCAGACTCTTGCAAAGCCTGTTGACCCGCAATGTATGAATCAACCAAGTCTTTCGGAAGACCAACTTCTTCTAAGCTTTTATAGGTTTCATTGCTAAGTTCACCGCTACTGGCAAACTCCTCAGAAGCCGTGAGAATAGCAGTCTGCTGAGTTGCTTCAGAAGAGTCTTTGTCTGCAACATCGGTCGGAGGGAGGTCCTCTCCTCCTTCTTCTTGTTCTTGTTCTCCGCTTGAAGAACCTAGTCGGGTCTCCAAGTTGTTGTAAGCTTTAGCTAGTTCTTCTGGAGACTTGAACTTATCCGGAAGCCACTCAGGGCGTTCTACTTGCTCCTCGGTGTTTTCGATTTGAGCTGCTTCTTCTTCTAGTGTGATTTGTTCCGACGAGGTCGGGTCGTTTATTACATGCGTATTACTGTTCATGGTTGTTACTGTTGTTGTTGTTGTTGAGCTTCATCAGGCTGCTCGCTTTGAGCAGCGGCGTTCTGTCTTGCGATGTCAGCAAAGGCAGCAGCGCCTTGAGGAGCCGCGCGTTCAGCCAAGGACATCATCTGAGCTTGTTGCATCTGTTGTTGTATCTCTTCTTGGGTCTTGATTAGACCGCGAGTTTTAATACCAAGGCTTGTAGCCCTACGCTTGAAGTATTCTTCGACGTTAACAAACTGAGCTATAGCTTGAGGTCCTACGACCTGAGCAGCTCCAGCCAAGAACAAATCCAATTTCTGTAAATCGTTTCCTCGTCCCAAGGCTTCAACACCAGTGATGATTACTGGTTTAACCAAGTCTTTGGGAAGCTTAGGTAGACGCTTGTCGCTAGACATAATGTCCATCACCCGGTTTACCATAGGTAGTTGTAGCTCGTTACTCAAGAGAGAGTATAACCCACCCAAAGCGGATTCCAGCTCCATAGTGAGCATACGGATTTCCTCGGCGGTTACACGCTCTGCGTTACGAACAACACCAGAGGTTAGAAGAAAGGCTTGGCCTAGGCGCTCTTTGATTGTGTTAGCGGTGTCGGCGGCAACCCTGAAGTCATTATACTTGTTGAGTTGAAGAACCGAAACATCATTGGCGTTTCCCTGAGTGATTGCTCCG